TAGTGCCTTTCGACATGTATGATTTTCAAAAAGACATTCTAAGAGACTTTCATAATAATAGATTCAATATAGCAAAACTACCACGACAGACTGGTAAGTCTACGACTGTGGTTGCATACCTTTTATATTATGCTATATTTTATGATAGTGTAAATATAGGTATCCTAGCAAACAAAGCATCTACTGCTAGAGAACTATTAGGTAGACTACAACTCGCATATGAGAACCTACCAAAATGGATGCAACATGGAATTTTAGTATGGAATAAGGGTAATGTCGAACTCGAAAACGGATCTAAAATATTGGCTGCTTCTACCTCTGCTAGTGCAGTTAGAGGTATGTCCTTTAACATTCTATTCCTTGACGAGTTTGCATTCGTCCCTAACCACGTCGCAGAGCAATTCTTTGCCTCGGTTTATCCTACTATTACTTCTGGTAGGTCAACTAAAGTAATTGTTATATCTACACCAAATGGTATGAACCACTTCTATAAGATGTGGGAAGATGCTAGACGTGGTAAAAATAACTATGTTACAAACGAAGTACACTGGTCTCAAGTTCCTGGTAGAGATGCAAAATGGAAAGAAGAAACTATTAAGAACACTTCTAAGAGACAGTTCGCACAGGAGTTTGAATGCGACTTCCTTGGATCTGCTGATACATTAATCAGTCCATCGAAACTCCAAACTATCCCTTTCACTGACCCCATTAGTAGCAATGCAGGACTTGACGTTTTTACGAGAGCAGAAAAAGATCACGAATATATCATTACTGTTGACGTTGCCCGAGGAATCGGTGGCGACTATTCTGCTTTCCTCGTGTTTGATATCACCAGTATGCCGTATACGATCGTTGCGAAATACAGAAATAATGAGATTAAGCCTGTACTGTTTCCCTCGGTAATTTTTCAGGTTGCAAAAGAATATAATAGTCCGTACATTTTAGTTGAGGTAAACGACATTGGAGACTCTATCGCTGCTACTCTTAATTACGATCTTGAATATCCTAACATTCTTATGTGTGCTATGCGTGGGCGAGCAGGTCAAGTCGTGGGGCAAGGATTCTCAGGATCAAAAACACAATTAGGTGTTAAGATGAGTGTGACCGTAAAGAAAATTGGTTGTGCTAATCTAAAAGCAATTATTGAAGAAGACAAGTTATTGTTCAATGACTTTAATATCTTCCAAGAACTTACCACGTTTGTACAAAAGAAACAGGCGTGGGAAGCAGACGAGGGATATCATGATGACCTTGTTATGTGTATGGTATTGTTTGCATGGTTAGTCATGCAAGACTACTTCAAAGAAATGACTGATCAAGATGTTCGTAGGAGGATATATGAAGAACAACGTAATCAAATTGAGCAAGACATGGCTCCCTTTGGGTTTGTCGATGATGGTATGGGTGATGATACCTTCTTGGACGCAGACGGAAACCTGTGGGAATATGGCGACAAACAAGAAGAAGTTGGTTATATGTGGAACTACTGATGGATATTGGGGATCAGTTCAGTCTGGAACATCTTTTATTCAAAGAAAGACGTTGCAGGACATGTGGTCAACAAAAGGTTTTAATTGAAGATTTCTATCTTGTAAGGAAACAAAAGAAAGGATTACCATCTGGGTATTCCTATGAGTGTAAGGATTGTACTGTAAAGAGAGTTACAGCATCTAGAAAGAATAAAAGTAGGCGTGAAGACTGGTTATATCCAGACTGGTAAAGTGTTCATGCGTTGTTTCCCCGTCTAAAGCATCCAAAACAATAAATAACTGTAGACAAAAATTTGGGTACTTTTTCAGGAGAAAAACATGGCAAGTCAAATCTCGCCTGGTGTAGTCATTAAGGAACGCGACCTTACAGCTGGTACAGTTGTGAACTCTTCAGCAGTTACTGCTGCAGTTGTTTCAACTTTTCAGAAGGGTCCGATTAATGAAGTCATCACGATCTCTTCACAGAGAGAACTAATAGAAACATTCGGATCACCAGGTGACTCTAATGCAGACGATTTCTTCGTTGCATCTGAGTTCTTGAACTATGGTGGACGTCTTTCTGTTGTTCGTGCAAAGACTGGAGCAGTCAATGCAGGAGCAGCTGCAATTATCGAAAACGGCACAGATTACTCTTCTAGAGTAAAAGGAAGTAATCCTGCATGGAAATTCGCAGCAAAAACCGCAGGTACACATGGTAACGCACTAGACGTTGTGGTTGCCGACCGTGGTGCAGACCAGTATATCACATTCTCATCTGTTCCTGCAGGAATGGTTGCTGGTACTAACTTAACATTCTCAAGTGGTAAGACAGCAGAAGTTCTTAGTTGGAACTCAAGTGCATACACTGCTGCTATTATCCTTGATGATCCATCAACTCTGCTAACTACAACAGATACCCTAGACACTCCTGATACTGGTGTAGCAACAACTCTAGCAGTAACAACAGGTGGTACTGGATACAAATCTGCTACTGGTCTATCAACTACAGGTGGTAACGGATCAGGACTATCAGTCAACATTACAGTTTCTACTGGTACAGTTAACGCCCTCGGTTCTATCACTGCTGGTGGTTCTGGATACGCAGCAACTGGAACTGGAGCTGCAACAACATCTACTGGATCTGGTACAGGTTTAACTGTTGACTTCACTGCTACTGGTGGTGTTGTTGATAGCGTAGCAATCAATACTGCTGGTGATGCAAACTATGCAGAAGGCGATGTAATCACAATCTCAGGTGCTGGTGCTAACGCAACATTCACAATTCCTTCTGGTGGAGTTACTGGTCCTATAACTGGCGTTGTTAACGCAGGTGGTGGTACACTCTATGAAGCAAACGATGTTGTAACAGTCACACAATCTGGTGGTGCAACTGGTACATTAACTATCGGTGCAGTTCAGGATACTTCAATCGCTATCACAGAAGCATACGACTGGTGGACAAATACTAATATTGATGGACAAGAGAGTGCTGCAGGAAGTGGCGAAACTCGTCTTTCTGCTATTGGTCCTCGTCCTGGTACATCTGCATACGCTGCAGACAAAGGTGTTTACTACGATGAAGTACACATCGCTGTTGTAGACAGAGACGGATCTGTATCTGGTAGCAAAGGAAGCATCGTTGAGAGAATGACTTTCCTTTCTAAACTAACAGACGGTAAGAATGGTGAAGGTGGATCAGCATACTACGTAGATCAACTAGAACTTCTTTCTGAGTATATCTACGCTGGATCTGCTGTAACACAAGCACATGCACCTTCTACAACTCAGGCAGGCACTGCATGGGGTTCTGCATCTCCTTCAAGTGGAACGATGTGGATGAAACTTAGTGGTGTAGTTAAGACTACTCTAACAGGTGGTACTGATGATTACGACTACACTAACGGAGAATTTGAATCTGGTTTAGATCTATTCTCTGATAAAGAAAGTACAAACATTGACTTCATCCTAATGGGTGGAGGAATTCCTGGTGGAACAGAAGCAAATGCAAAAACTAAGGCAGCATATTGTGCAACAATCGCTGGTCTAAGAAAAGATGCAATCGCTTTCTTATCTGCATATAAAGAGAATCAGGTTTCTGGTACTGTAACCCTATCAAGAGCACAGCAGAAAACTAACACAATCGCTTTCTTCTCTGCTATATCATCTAGTTCTTACACAGTTCTAGACAGTGGATTCAAGTATTTCTATGATCGTTTCAACGATAAGTATAGATACATCCCATGTAACGGAGACGTTGCTGGTCTGTGTGTTTCTACTTCTGCAACACTTGATGACTGGTTCTCTCCTGCTGGGTTATCCAGAGGTGGAGTTCGTAATGCAATTAAACTTGCATTCAACCCAACTGCTGCAGATAGAGATGAACTTTATCAAGCAAGAATCAATCCTATTGTTTCTTTCCCTGGTCAAGGTATCACACTCTTTGGTGATAAGACTGCACTGTCTTCACCTTCTGCATTCGACAGAATTAACGTTCGTCGTCTCTTCATCAACATTGAGAAGAGAGCAGAATCACTCGCTAAGGGTGTACTCTTTGAGCAAAATGATGAGACCACAAGACTTGGTTTCACCAATGCGCTTTCTTCCTACCTCACTGAGGTTCAGGCAAGGAGAGGTATTACTGATTACCTAGTTGTTTGTGATGAATCAAACAACACACCTTCCGTAATTGATAGAAATGAATTTGTTGCTGAAGTATTTGTAAAACCAACACGTTCAATTAATTACATCACCCTGTCCTTTGTTGCTACTAGATCTGGAGTTGCTTTCAGTGAAGTAGTCGGACAAGCTTGATAATTCATTTAACTAAAGGAAAAAAACAATGGCTATTAACTCTAATGTAAATGAGTTTCTGCAGAGAATCAGGCAAGGCGTTAAGCCTAATATGTTCGTGGTTAACTTTGAGTTTCCAGGAACACTCGCCAAGGGTGGTACAGACGTTGATCTTACTAACATCCTTTGTAAATCTGCAGCACTCCCAGCATCCAACTTGGGTGTTATCGAAGTCCCCTTCAGAGGAAGAACTGTTAAGATTGCAGGTGATCGTACATTCGACACTTGGACTGCAACATTCGTCAACGATGAGGACATGAGAATTCGTGCTTTCATGGAAGAATGGATGGGCGAAATCAATTCACATGCTGGTAACAAGTCTGCACTATTCACACCTGAAACAAGTGGACAAGGTTACATGGCTCATCTACTAGTTAAACAACTAGAGAAGGATGCTACTGATAACGGTAGTGTTGTTAGAGAGTACAAACTCTGGCATTGCTTCCCAACTAATATTTCTCAGATTGATCTTGCATATGATAGTAACGATCAGGTCTCTGAATTTACAGTTGAATTCCAGTTATCATACTGGACTGCAGACGCAGGACCAGCAGCAGAAACTAGTCCACCATCTATCGCGGTAGACGAGTAATTTCTGGGCGTATAAATAGAATAGTTGAGATATAGTGTAATTACACAATGAGTCAATTATTCGGATTCCAAATTAATCGTAAGGAAAAGGGCAGGGGTCAATCTCCTGTCCCACCTAATGCTGACGACGGAGTAAACGTTGCAGCTGGCGGTTACTTTGGAACGTATGTTGAAACGGATGCTCAAGCAAGAAACGAATATGATCTTATCAAGAGATATAGAGATATGTCTCTACATCCAGAGTGTGACTCTGCGATTGATGATATCGTTAATGAGTTTGTTGTTAGTGACTCCAATGATACATGTGTAAATATTGATCTAACCAATTTACAGGTTGGAGCTTCAGTTAAGAAGCGTATACGAGAAGAGTTTGAGTACGTCAAACGCCTTCTCAATTTTGATATGAGGGCACATGAACTTATCCGTAACTGGTATGTTGATGGTAGAACCTATTACCACAAGGTAATTGATCTTAAAGATCCTCAGAAAGGTATCACTGAACTTCGTTATATTGATCCTCTAAAAATTAGAAGGGTCAGACAAAAAATCAAGAAAGTAGATCAAGTGGATCCTCTTGCGATTCGCGGAACAGCACTCGAACATGAGTGGGGTGACTACGTTGATTATTATGTCTACAATCCAAAAGGTTACGGTAGACAATCAGCAATGATTGGTACTGGTGATTTTTCAAGTAACCAAGGAATTAAGATTGCCTTTGATGCAATAACATATGTTCATTCTGGTCTACAGGATATGAACAAGAGAATGCATCTAAGTTTCTTACACAAAGGAATTAAGTCACTCAATCAATTGAGAATGATTGAAGATGCTCTTGTTATATACAGATTATCCCGTGCTCCAGAGCGTAGAATTTTTTACATTGATGTTGGTAACTTGCCTAAAGTAAAGGCAGAACAATACCTTCGTGATGTTATGGCTCGCTATCGTAACAAGTTAGTTTACGATGCTGCTACTGGTGAAATTCGTGACGACAAAAAGCATATGAGTATGCTAGAAGATTTCTGGTTACCTCGTAGAGAAGGTGGTCGCGGAACCGAGATCACAACTTTACCAGGTGGTCAAAACCTAGGTGAACTCAAGGATGTAGAATACTTCAAGAAGAAACTTTACAACAGTTTAAATCTACCTCCATCTCGTCTTACAGACGATAACAAAGGATTTAATCTTGGTAAATCTACCGAGGTTCTTCGTGATGAATTGAAGTTTGGTAAGTTTATTGGAAGACTGCGTAAGAGATTTAGTGGAATATTCCACGATACTCTAAAGACTCAACTCATCCTGAAAGGAGTTATTGCTCCTGAAGACTGGGATGATATGGCTGAGCATATCCAGTATGACTACCTTCATGATAATCATTTCAATGAGTTGAAAGAACTTGAGATGGAAACTCAAAGGATTGGACTCGTAACACAAATGGATGCATTTGTTGGTAAGTATTATTCTGTTGATTATATTCGTAGAACTATCCTTGGACATAAGGATGAGGAGATAAAGGAACAGGATAAGTTAATGTCTAAAGAGATTGATGCTGGAATAGTCATGGATCCTGCGGACATTAATACATTTGATATGATGGATCGCCAGAACACTGCATATCAACCAGAAATATCTGCACAACAGGCAGATGATGCACATGAAAGATCCCTTGAAGCATCAAAAGAGCAAGCGAAATTAAAACCCGCGCCCTCTAAAACGTCTAGTAATGCTAAATAATTCTTGAAGCTATGGAACAATCTAACCCAGAAAGCGAAGTTATGAACGTTGTCGATAAAATCGAGAACGGTAACAGAGCAGACGCAATCAACGCCATCAACGATATGCTGTTCTCAAAAGCAGCAGACGCTATGGCGTCATACAAACAGGTTGTAGCGAAAACTTTTTTTGACGAACCAGCAGAGGCACTACCCGATGAAACTGATAACGGAACAAATTGAAGATGTAAAACTAGTCACCGAAGGAACTGGTGACGATAAAAAGTTATACATTGAAGGTGTTTTTCTCCAGTCGGAGTTAAAAAACCGTAACGGTCGCATGTACCCTTTCAGTGTTCTTGAGAAAGAAGTTAATCGTTATAACGAAGAGTATGTTAAAAGTAAACGTGCTCTAGGAGAGTTAGGTCATCCTGATGGTCCTACTGTGAATCTCGATAGAGTATCACACAGAATTACTTCACTTAAAGCAGAAGGCAATAACTTTATTGGTAAAGCACAAATACTTGATACACCAATGGGTAAAATTGCTAAGTCTCTTCTTGGTGAAGGAGTTCAACTAGGTGTTTCCTCTCGTGGAATGGGAAGCATCGACAAGCGTGAAGACGTCAACGTTGTTATGGACGACTTTATGCTTGCAACTGCTGCTGATATAGTAGCAGATCCTTCCGCGCCTGATGCATTTGTTAATGGTATCATGGAAGGTAAGGAATGGGTATGGAACAACGGTATCCTAAAGGAGACAAAAGTTGCTAAATACCAGAGTTACATGAATGAAAGCACTCGTGCAGATCTAGAGGAAAGAACCCTCAAAGTCTTTGGTGATTTCCTTTCAGGATTGTAATTTAATAAATAAACTATAGACTATTCATACGAAACTAGAGGATAACTCAAATGTCAGATATGTTAAACGAAAAGTTCGCGGAGTTCGTTAGTGAGCAAAAGGTAACCCTTGCAGAAGGCGACCCAATGCCTACTGTAACAGCTTCAGTGCTTCCTGCAAACCCTGCTGCTCCAAGTGGTGGCATTACTGGTGAACCAAACCGTGCTAAGGGTGGTTCAGATCCTCAACCTTCCGTGGGTACAGAGGTTGCACCTTCAGGTCAGTCAGTTACTGATAATGGTGGTCCGCTACCAGATGGTAACGACGAGGGTGAGGACAATCCTGGATCTAAAGCTGCTGCACCTGTTGGTGCTAAGGCAGCACAAAGTGATGGAACTGCACAAACCGCGAATATAAATGATGCAGGTGATCAAGGTACCACTCCTTCTATTGGTACTGATGTTTCATACGGAACAAGTAAAGGTCCTGATGTAACATATCCAATCAAACCATCGTATGAAAGCGTTGACGTTTCTGACGACGTTAAGGCACTATTAGAAGGAACCGAACTCTCTGAAGAGTTTGCCGAGAAAGCGAAGACTATCTTCGAGGCTGCTATCAAGGCAAAACTTTCTGAAGAGTACGACAAGCTTGTAGAACACTTTGCTAACGAACTCGATAAGCAAGTAACTGCTGCTAAAGCAGAGCTTTCAGAGGAAGTTAACGGCACTGTGAACTACGCCATCGGTCAATGGATGGAATCTAATCAGGTTGCAGTTGACCGTGGAATCAGGAATGAGATTACTGAGGACTTCATCGCAGGTCTAAAAAATCTCTTTGAAGAGCACTACATTACTATCCCCGATGATAAAGTCGATGCGGTAGAAGGTATGGCTGATACAATTCGTGAAATGGAAGAGCGTCTAGACGAACAGGTCAAGACCAATGTGAAACTTCAAACCCGTCTCAATGAGTCTGCTAAAAAAGTCATCGTTAATACTGTTAGCGAAGGTCTTGTAGATACTCAGAAAGACAAACTCGCTACTCTTGCTGAGGGTGTTGACTTTGTATCCGAAGAGGAATACACAAAGAAAGTTAAAGCACTTAAAGAGAGCTACTTCCCCAACGCACCTGTTGTTGCGAGAGAAGAGAGTGAAGAAACTCCAGTTGAGCAGGAAAATGTATCCCCAGCAATGGCGGCATACATCAATGCTATGCAACGCTGGTCTGAATCATAATAAACAAATTTTTCCCAAATAAGAGGCTAAAAACAAATGTTTAATGCAAAATCTCTACAGGAAAAGTGGGCACCTGTTCTAGGTCATGAAGGCGCTGCCTCCATTAAAGACAATTATAGAAAAAGTGTTACCGCTGTTCTTCTAGAAAACCAAGAAAGATTCCTTCGCGAAGAGCGTGGAATGCTTAACGAGGTAGCAGTTAACAGTTTAGGCGCAGGTACTGTGTCTCCAGCTGGATCTGCACTCGGAAACAGTAATACTGCAGGTCTTGCAGGTTTCGACCCTGTATTGATCTCATTGATTCGTCGTGCTATGCCTAACTTGGTAGCATACGATATCTGTGGTGTACAACCTATGTCTGGTCCTACTGGTCTGATCTTCGCAATGAGATCTAGATACGAGAACCAAGGCGGCGAGGAAGCACTATTCAACGAACCAGATACAGGATTCTCTGCTTCTGGCGAAGCATCTGCTGGAGCATATACTCCTAGAACTGGTGCTGGTGTTGGTGGTGACTCTGAGGGTAACAACCCTGCTCTACTTAACGACGCTTCACCTGGAACCTATGAGAAGGCACAGGGAATGTCTAGAGAAGATCTAGAAACAATGGGCGAAACAGGTAATCTGTTCCGTGAAATGTCATTCAGCATTGAGAAGACTTCTGTGACTGCTAAGTCCAGAGCTTTGAAAGCAGAATACACTCTAGAACTTGCTCAAGACTTGAAAGCAATTCATGGATTGGATGCAGAGCAAGAACTTGCTAACATCCTATCTTCTGAAGTTCTTGCTGAGATCAACAGAGAAGTTGTTAGAACCGTATATCAGGTTGCTAAGAAAGGTGCAGCGAATAACGTTGCTACTTCTGGTGTATTTGACCTAGACGTTGACTCCAACGGTAGATGGTCAGTTGAGAAGTTCAAAGGTCTTCTATTCCAAATCGAGAGAGATGCAAACGCAATTGCTCAAGAGACTCGTAGAGGAAAGGGTAACTTCTTGATGTGTTCTGCTGACGTTGCTAGTGCTCTAGCAATGGCTGGTGTACTTGACTATAGTTCTGGTTTGACTGGTGCTGGTGGACCTTCCATCGGTGAAGTTGATGATACTGGAAACCTTCTAGTTGGTACAATCAACGGACGCATTAAGGTTTATGTTGACCCATATGCTGCTAACCTAAGCGACAAGCACTTCTATGTCGTAGGTTACAAGGGTACTTCTCCTTATGATGCTGGACTGTTCTATTGCCCATACGTTCCTCTACAGATGGTTCGTTCAATAGACCCAAGCACATTCCAACCTAAGATTGGATTCAAAACACGTTACGGTATGGTATCTAACCCATTCGTTACAACTAACGGTGTATACAGTGGAACTCCTGATGGAGAATCACTAACTGCTAATGCTAACATGTATTACAGACGTACACAGGTTACAAACCTAATGTAAATTTTACATTACAAATGTCATGGGGTCCTCACGGACCCCTTTTTTTGTCTATATAAAAATAAAAAAACTGCTATAATATGAAAAGTAATATGCAATATTTAATCTGGTCTTCTATTCTAGAACAACTGGAGAAGCATAATAATACCAGTGGACACTACTACAATATGGTATATGCAAACGTTAAACAACATGAACCAAAAAAATCTTAGTTCGCGCTACAGTAAAGAGTGCATGAATATAAGAAGTGAAGTATTAACAATACTCTTTCAGGAGTTTGGTAATGGTTCGCCAACAAATAACATGAGAATCTACGAGTGTGCAGATAGGTTAATGAAAGCATTGAATTGTGACTGACTAAATAGTTATAGCTTGGGAAGTTGACATGTCTGCCGACTGGTACAAATCACAACTAAAGAATAGAAACTACCTATCTCCACTTGGTTTTAAATTAGAACTTGAGTTATTTGATGGTGTAGATTTCTTTTGTCAACAGGCAAACATCCCAGAAATAACAATGCCTGTAACACAAGTCCCTACAAGGTATCGTTCCGTACCCATCGTTCCTGGTGGAGGAGTGACCTTTGGGGACTTTTCTGTACAGTTTATTATAGATGAAGATCTAGTAAACTATAATTCTATACAGAAATGGATCAGGCGTAATGGAAATGATGGTGGTGACTCTACTATCGTTCCAGGAGAACCAGAGTACAGTGACGGTCGGTTACTGATTACTACCTCAAACTATCAAATAAAGAAAGCAATAGTGTTCAAAGGTTTATTTCCTATCTCTATTACTTCCGTTCCCTTTGATGCTACAGTGACCGACCAAGAATACTTTACAGCAAATGTTGTATTCAAGTACCACAACTACATGATAACCGACACTAATTTTAATGAACTTTGATTCACTTCGTAATCGCTTTGATAAAATCCGTGAAGATTGGGCAGAAGACTCTGAAGTAGATTTTCAATTCAAGAACAAACAATACACCACAGACCTTGGTCAGTTAGCTCTTGAGATCCCTTTCCAACACAATAAATATTTAAACCATTACACTGATCTAACAGAAATTAAAACCTCTTTAGAGTTTCAAGCAAGGCAACTTGTAAGACAGAAGAGAGAATATTACGGTGGAGAAGCTGACGCTAAAACCTATGCAGAAAAACCATTCGGCAACAGCATCAAAACCTCAGAGAAGATGAAAGTTTATCTTGAGTCTGACGAAGATATTATAAACATGGAAGCAAAGGTCAAGTACATTGATCAGATGCTATATTTCTTAGATCAAGTAATGAAACAAATCTCCAGTCGTGGGTTCCAGATTAACTCTGCTATCCAGTGGGAGAAATTTATAAACGGTAGTGACTAATGTCCGACATTGTAATTAAAAAGAAAAATGAGGTATACGT